TCCTAAAAATATTGACTGGGAGAACCTAGAACTATGAAGTCATTCGGTTGTTACATAGACGAACCTCCTTTAGTAGAGGCAGCTGAATACCAAGGTAAGAAGGTCAAACTAAATGACCCTTTTAGAACCTCTGGTGGACCTAAGAAGTTCTCTGTGTATGTTAAGAACGAAAAAGGTAATGTGGTCAAGGTAAACTTTGGTGACCCTAATATGGAAATCAAACGTGATGACCCTGCTAGACGTAAGAGTTTTAGAGCAAGACATAACTGTGAAAATCCCGGTCCTAAGTGGAAAGCAAGATATTGGTCTTGTTACCAGTGGCGTTCTGGTTCAAAGGTAGATAACTAAAATGGCCAGCACTAATGCAGAACGCATGGATCGTATTGAAACTAAGATTGATAAACTTTCTGAAGTTCTTGTGCATATGGCACGGGTTGAAGAGAAGTTAATTAACCAAGAAGAAGATCACAAGGTTTTGAGAAAAGATATTTACACCATCTATGATAAACTAGCAGAGATGGAAAAAATCGTTCAAAAAAATCAGATAACTGTAAATATTATAAATAGAATCAGTTGGATAATCATTACAGGCGTGGTGGGTGGTTTTGGCACCTTAATCACCTACCTGTTCAATAAGTAATAAGGAATAAAAAAAATGTCAATGAGAACTGCCTTAATGGAAATGGCAAACAATCAGCTGGATGAAGCAAAAGAAGTTCTGTCTAACTTTATGAATGATAGGAAAAAAGAGCAGATTATTAGTCTTGCTAAACAAAAAGGTCTTAAAGTTAAAGACATGGGTGATAAGATTGAAGTCTCTGGCCCAAAGGGAAAAGTTGCGGATATGATTGCTATTCATAAACCAGTATATGTCAGAGAACGTGCTGCATGGGTGCCAGAGTCTATTGCTGATGAGCAAGTAGAAGCATTCATGGAAGCAACTCTTGCTGCTGTAACAGAAGGTGTTGATACCTTTGTATTTGAAGGTAAGTCCTACAAGGCAAAGACCAAGAAAGAAGACAAACTTGATCCTGTCGGTCAAGAAGACGATGATGTTGATAACGACGGTGATGTAGATTCTTCTGACAAGTATCTGAAAAAGCGTCGGTCTGCAATCAAGAAGTCTATGGATGAAGAAAAAATGGCAGGCTGGGTTGCAATGTATAACGGCAAAAAGATGGAAATCCCAAAGAGTGCTGCTGATAGTTTATACGGAGCAAAGCAACTTGCGATTAAGCATTTCAAAGTGCCAAAGTCTAAGCAAGGGTTGCTTGCAATCAAACCCGGATATAATGAGTCTGTAGAAGAGAACTACGATGAAGTAAATGAGATTGATGGCGCAGCTTCTGGTATGCGAGCAGCAGATAAAGAACCTACTGTTAATCTCAAGGCACTGAAGAAGCGTCGTGCTGCTGAAAAAGCAAGAAAGACTGCACGTCCTAACCCTCTTCGTGGTAAGAAAGACATGAAGTTTGAGTCTACAGAAACTATTGATGAAGCAATGTCTGGCACTTACATGACTGTTGACTATGACTACAGTGATAACTTTGGTATCTTAGAACTCTTCAAAAATGGTAAAAAGATTGGTTCTTGGGATGGATATCCATCTAGTGAATCTGGTAAGAATTACCTTGCCATTGAAGCCACAAAGCTTGCTAAGAAGCATGGTGTAAACCCTAATGGTCTGAAGACTGTAGATGCAGAAAACTCAAAGAGAACAGGTAAGCTTGTTCCAAACAAAGACTTTGGTTTCCCTAGAGGAAAAGCAAAAAGAGAGTCTGTAGAAGAAGCAAAAGCACCGGGTGCTACTGCACAGCATGGAGTAGATGCTAATACACAGGATACATATGAGAAGCAGTTGTCTACTCGTAAAGGTGAAAAAGACTTTGTAGACCAGCACTCTATGGAAGTTGGTATGGATATTGAAAAAATCACTGCTGAAAACAAAAAGAGTATTGAAGATGCTCTTAAGGTAACACCACCTAGAATGGGTGATCAGAAATCTGGTGATAACTCTTTTGTAAGTCCTATTCAGTCTAATATCATTGATGGTATTACTAAAGCATTACAACAAATGAAAACGAATAACTAAAGGATTAATAATATGTTGAAAGCTCCTACATGGGCAAAAAATGCCATTCCTACCGAAAAAGGTTGGGTAAGTCCTAAAGGCGAACTTCTGGTTGCTAGAAAACTTTCTGATAGACAGTTGACAGAGTATTGGAATGCGCAAAAGAACGATGTTCCTGCTCCTGCTCCTATTCAAGAACCAGCACCAATCATTGAAGCAGACCCTATTATTGAAGAGGCAGAACCTACTGCTGAACCTCTGATTGAAGCAGAACCAGATGTAGATCATTGGTCTTTGACTAAGGCACAACTGGTAGAGCATGCTGCTGATGTTCATGGAGTAGAACTTGATTCTACTATGACTAAATCAAAAATGATTGAGGCACTTGAAGCACAAATCTAAATCATGAAAATCCTTAGTGAAAAAGTAGAGGTAACAGAAGAGAACTATCTTATTGTTGCTGCTAAACATTATAATAATCCTCAGTGTTCTAGTACTGATGAATTCTATGCTGACCTTGATCGTATCAAGTATATCAAAAGAATTATCAATCGGTATCTAGAAACTGGGGAATTATCTGAAAGATTACTGATTAACCATATTATTGTATTTTGTAATGTATTTGGTATTGAGATTGGTGTAAAGATGATGGCACTAAAATTAGATTACAAATACTGGCCTGTCATCAAATCATTCTTAGTATTCCTAAAATATATTGAACCAGCTGATCTAGTTGGCATTAAGATGGACCCAAAAGTTATTAATATTTTAAGAGAGATTTAATGTCCCTTTCAACAGTTACTGATACCATATACACCTATAGATTTTTGAAGTTGTTAGTAACACCTTTTGAGAAAACAAAAGCCTATAAGTTAGGTATTGTAGATGAGAATGGTAAACGGACTGACAAAGAGATTAATACATCTGAAGAAAGGGATGCATTTAACCTCTTTCACAGACTTGTGTTTAATATCAAAAGATTTATTGGTATGTTACCGGGTGGTAAAATGCGTCCTCCCCTTACATCCTATGTAGCAGCACTAGCACTTCTCAGAGAAAACTATGGTGTTGACACAGAACTTGTGTTGAATGAAATGAACATTCCTAATGAAGATAGAGAGACTATCTCTACACTTTTAGAAGAATACTCTGAAGAAGAGCAGACACCTAAAAAGAAGAAAAAGAAAAAGATTGAAAAAGAGGACTATGGCACAACTACTGCTGATGTTGCTATGCCTCCTACACACATGAAGTTTAAGGCATTCGTAAGACGTAAAAAGAAAGACGATGAACTAAACGAAGAATATTTGAATGAACTTTTTGACAAACCTTACAAGTTCAAAAAGATTAATATTGCCTTGAAAGATAGAAATGTTGCTACACTAACAGCCGATAGTCCTCAAGGTGAAATTTATATTAGCTTACAGAATTTTGCTAGACTTGGAGACAATAATTTTGAGTTAGATTTTTCGGTAGGTAATAGGTTCTCCAAAACAGGTAAAGGTGACCAGTTTAAAATTTTTTCTACAGTAATTCAAGGTCTGAAAATGATTATTGATAAAGAAAAAGATGAAATCAAAACTGTAACTTTTAGTGCAGATAAAGAATATGATGATGATACTTTTGATGCGGCTTTTGACGAAAGACCTGCTTCTAAAAGCACGACCAATTTGAGTCGTTCTAGATTATACAATACGATGATAAAAAAGTTTGCTGGTAAAATGGGTTTTAGTGTAGATATTGATGACTCTAGTAAGAGAGTTACTGTATACACACTCAAAAACAAAACCTTCAAAGAATCGTAAAGATAAAAAATGTTCGCACTTCTTGGTTCTGTTCTAGGTTTCGGCACTTCCTTTGCTCCAAAGATTTTGGAGACGATTAATAAAGGTCGTGAACAGAAGCATGAACTTGCTAAGATGAAAATGTCTGCTGATATTAAGATGCAGATGCAAGATGCTGAGTTTGATCATCTACAAGACATGGCTCACCATGAAGAACATAAACGTCTAATCGAACATGATATTGCTATCTCTAAAGAGACAGGGTTCTTTGCAGGACTTAAAAAAGGTGTGCGACCAATCATCACATACTGTTTCTTTGGTTTCTTTCTGTTCTATAAAATAGTCCTTGTAATGGAAGCAATGCGGTCAGGACAGGACATGGCAGCAATATCTGATGTAATATGGGATCCACAATCCCAATCTATCTTTGCAGCAATCATTTCATTTTGGTTTGGTTCACGGGCAGTTGAAAAACTAAAATAACTTGACAATGTGTAAAAAATAAGATAGTATAAGTAGTATACTAATTACACAAATCCATACAAAATAAGAGGTACGTTCTATGACAAACGGTCTAGACATGAGGGATTTTTTGTCCCAAACTAAATTCTATGAAGGTTATTCACGGTATATTGACGACGAAAACAGATATGAAAGTTGGGATGAATCTGTTGACCGTGTAATGGCAATGCACAAAGGTTATTATAAAGATAAGATGTCTACTGCACTGGCAAATGAGATGGCAACTGCTAGTAGTGCATATAAAGAAAAACGTGTTCTAGGCGCACAACGTGCTTTACAGTTTGGTGGTGACCAGCTGCTTAAGCATCAAATGAAAATGTATAACTGCACTTCCTCTTATGTAGATCGTGCATCTTTCTTTGGTGAATATTTCTATATTCTTTTATGTGGTGCAGGTGCAGGTTTCTCTGTCCAGAACCACCATGTTAATAAACTTCCTGCTATTCAAGAACGTAGGAAACAAGCAAAAGGTTATATTGTAGAAGATAGTATTGAAGGTTGGGCTTCTGCTCTGGATGTTCTAATGTCATCTTACTTTGTTGGTGGTGGTAACTACCCTGAGTTTGAAGGTCGTAGAGTATTCTTTGACATGACCAACATTCGTCCCAAGGGTGCAAAGATTTCTGGTGGATTTAAAGCACCGGGTCCAGATGGTCTGCGTCAGGCACTTGACCGCATTGAATACCTTATCCAAGGTGTTGTAATGGGTTCTAAGGAACCTGTGCAGTTACGTCCTATTCATGTCTATGATATTGCCATGCACTGTGCTGATGCTGTTCTGTCAGGTGGTGTGCGTCGGTCTGCTACTATCTGTCTGTTCTCTCCTGATGATACAGAGATGATGAATGCTAAGACAGGCAACTGGTTTACTGATAATCCACAACGTGCAAGGTCTAATAACTCTGCTGTTATTGTTCGTAAAGAAACTAGCAAAGAACAGTTTATGGGTATCATGGACAGCATTAAGCAGTTTGGTGAACCCGGATTTGTATTTGTAGAATCTACTGAGCATACAACTAACCCATGTGTAGAGATTGGTATGTTTCCACAGATTGATGGCGAGTCTGGTTGGCAGGGTTGTAACCTGACAGAGATTAACGGTGGACTGTGTGTAGATGAAGAGTCATTCTACAAGGCATGTGAAGCTGGTGCTATTCTTGGCACACTACAGGCAGGATATACAAACTTTACATACTTGCCTGATACAACAAAAGCAATCTTTGACCGTGAGGCACTTCTTGGTGTGTCTATCACTGGATGGATGAATAATCCTGATATTCTTTTTGATGGTAAGATTCTAGAAAAGGGTGCAGAGATTGTTAAAGAAACTAATAAAAGAGTTGCTGAGTTACTTGGTATTAATGCTGCTGCTCGGACTACTTGTGTTAAGCCTTCTGGCAATGCTTCTGTACTCCTTGGCACTGCAAGCGGAATTCATGCTGAACACTCTGAGCAATACATTAGAAACATTCAACTGAACAAAGACTCTGAAGTTGCACAGTTGATTGCCAAGACTAACCCTAACATGGTAGAAGACTCTGTATGGTCTGCTAATGGAACTGACTTTGTTGTTTCGTTCCCTATTACACCCAAGCAAGGTTCTATTCTGAAAGACAAACTTATTGGAACTGACCACCTTGACTTAGTTGCCAAGGCACAAAAGCATTGGGTGAACACTGGTAAGAATCCAGAACTATGTGCAGACCCTACAGTATCACATAACGTTTCTAATACTATTCTAGTAGAGGATTGGGATGATGTTGCTGAATATGTTTATAGCAATAGGGATAACTTTGCTGGTATTTCTTTCTTGTCTACTTCTGGTGATAAAGATTTCAATCAAGCGCCGAACACTGAAGTTCTCGACGCTGAGAAAATGGTTGAAAAGTATGGAGTGGCTGCTGTATTAGCATCTGGTCTAGTTGTAGATGGTCTACAGGCATTTGATGACCTTTGGATGGGTTGTATGACTGCACAGGGATATGGCGAAGATATCTCTGCTGAAAGTTCTAAGAACACACTGAAGAAAGATTGGGTGCGTAGGTTTACAGCATTTGCTGCTAAAT